AGCGGTTACTGCTTTACGATGAGAATCTCTGATTGGATCAAGACCATCATAGTTGAGAAGCGGTGCCCACTTTTCTTGCAGATGCTCAGATTGGAACATTTGCTTTTACCTCTTTAAAAATGTTTTTGTTTTGTTTGATTTAATATTGAAATCAGTTTTTAGCCAACATGGAAAGTGCCTTCATGTAGGTGTTCATTGATGGGGAATGATCCTCAACAGATGAAAATACACCTTCTGAAAGTGTTTCAGGTTGAGCAGTTGGAGCTGCATACTTGGTTGGGAAATATGATTCCCTTAAAGTCTCCAATTTTTCACGATATTCTTGCTCACTTTCAAACTCAACACTTTCGGCAAGTGAAGCGAGCTTTTCTTTCTGAGTGATAGCTAGACCATCAGATACTACATCAAAAATTCTATCAGCAACCGACTCTGAGAGTCTTCTGTTGAGCTGAATATTTCTCTCAATTTGCTCGTTGAGTTTTGTCTCCATTTCATCAAGTTTTTCTACCATATTCTCTAGTACATCATATTTTTCTTCAGGGAGTTGTACATAATGTTCTTCAAAAAGATTCTTGAGATTACTCAAGAATGATTCACTAAGTTGCTCTTTAATGCCATATTCAATGGCAAGAGTGTTTTCTTGCATCCATTCATCGGATACATATTCTAGATAAGAATCAACACGCTCTTGAAGCTCATCTCTCATGGAGCTAACTTCTTCATAGAGGCGTTGCTCATAAGCTTGTTGATACTGTTCATCTAGTACATCACGAATTTCATTGACTTTACTACGAAGAGCGGCTTCAAAGATTATCTTTGCTTTATCTTTAAACTCTTCGGAAAGATCTTCGCCTTCAACTAGAGCCTGGACATCTTCCTCGATATCGAACTCTTCTTCTAGCTCTTCGTCTTCTTCATCTTCTTCGCCATCTTCTGCATCTTCATCATCTTCTGCATCTTCATCATCTTCTTCATCATACTCTTCTTCTAGCTCGTCATCTTCTTCGAGTTCTTCTTCCTCGAAATCTTCTTCTTCATCTTCTGCCTCTTCCTTTACTGCCATTTTTTGCATGGCTTCAGCAGCTTTTGCTTTCGAATTGACTACATCACTAACACTCTTTAGAGTAGCAGCTGGATCTTTAATCTTTGCTGACTCATCGTCAGATTTGTAGTTTTCTGGAGTAGGTCCACCTAGATCTTCCCAGCCAGTTGCACTTTGACCATCAGGAATACCAGTGGTTAAATGTGGCATTGACTCTGCTGGTTTTGCATTTGCATTTACAGCAGATCTGGATTGCTTTGTGCCTACTTCCATTTCTTGTAAATTTTTTCCACGAGACATTTGAACTCTCCGATTTAGCTATGTATTAAATCTATATTTATTTATAATTTAGAAAATTAGAGAGAATTTAAAAATTCATCAAATAGCTGAATTTTCTTTTCTTCTAGTTCTCTTGATTCAGTTAGACGGTCAATTTTTTTCTTCATGGTTTCAATGATCCATTCATTCTTTGTTACATCATAGATCCACTCAACTCCCTCGTAGATACCATTTACAAAAGCATCAGGAGCAGAAGGGTCAGCAACAATATCAGCTGCAGTAGCTAACATAAAATCATCAGAAACATAACGAACACCATTACGCTCAACGAGAGAGCCAATTCCACGAGAAGATACACCGAGTTTGACTCCTTCTGAAATTAAAGAAGAAGCAATTTTACCCATTGGAGTATCAAGAATTTTTGCCTTACCGATAAAGTTATTACCATTCTCCTTGAGAGAAGTGATCATGTGAGATACACGATCTAGATTCACTGTTGGGCCACAGTTACCAGTCCAATAAGTATAACCATTTTGTTCCACTATGAAGTTGGTGTTTTCTACCTGAATACAATAGACCTTATCATTCCAATCTTCTGTAGTCATTTCAAGAAATCTATTATCAAGATAAACTCCCTTGGTAGTCAGAAAACGACAGAAATGTAGTGGAACTTTATTTTCTGCCTTGACAATTCTACCAGCAAAGATATAATCCTCTGTAGTAGTTTCAATAAACCTAGAAACTCCGATGCCAGCTATAGTAGCAACTTGGGCAATGCCATCAATTAATTTTTCTGATGTACTGAAACAATCACATCTAGAATATTGTTTTTGTAGATCACCTCTACCATCACCAAGAACAAAATAATCAATGAAAATTCTTGCTACATCAGAATTGAGACTTTTGATAAAGTCTGTTGGGATATACTTAGAATAGCAATCACCAAACTGATGTAGATATTCACCAAGTCTTCTATCATAACAAGTCCAAATAATTTTACCATCACAATAGCTTTCATACCAAGTCAATTCTCCAATTGAATCTAAAATTTCTTTGATTCTATCTGCGTTTTCTCCTTGATTTTGAGTAATACCAACATTATAAGAACCATTACTTCTGATGCTACAGTGACCTTCTGCCAAGTAAATGCCAAGAAAAGCAGCAAAAGTATTGAAGTCAATCTCAAGATCTTCTAGATATTTTTCGGTCTTTTCATTAATGAGCTTAATTGTAGAAGACTTTGGAATCACATAAGTATCGGGTACTTCCTTATTCAAGCCTAGAGAATATTTTGGAATATACCACTTCTTATAGATATTTTCTCCATTAAGATCGTCATAAATCTCTTGTGCAGTTACAAACTTATGATCTTGTTTTCTACTATTAATAATTAGAAACCGATGATCTGGAGTGACTTTAGTGTTTATACCTCTGTTTTTGATGGTATACATGATACCATTATGATCATTGATTACAACTTTTTTGATTGGATGTAGTTCAACTTCTTTTGTTTGGGGATTTAGTGTATATACTAGTTCTCCTTCTTCGCAGTTCTTAATATGCTTCCAGCCACCACTTTCTGACAGAAGTTTTGCATCTTCGCTTAGGCAGGGATGTCCAAGTTCTCCGAGTGCTCTCCCTTTGTTGATATAATTTTCATTGTATCTACCAACTTCTCTAGCGAGAGTCTCCATTGGATAGCATCTACCATTTCGATTTTTGATATCAGCCTGGAGAAAAATGCCTTCAATGTAAAGATTCTTCTTTCCGTTTTTTTCCTCGGTAATAAATTTTACCTTAGAAATTTCTTCTGTGATGAGTTTCATTGCTATTAGTTGGTAAATGCTACTTTGTTTGCTTGAATTTGCGAAGAAGTATAGATCACATCAGTTGGTAATTTTTCCAAAAATTCCACTGTGGCTGATGGTATTGCGAATTGAAAAGTAGTTCCGGCCCCAACAGAAGTTGAAATACTAACAGTTACAACACCTACAGTATTATTATATAATCTCACACAAGTAGCAGACCCAATACTAGAAGCTAGTCCGGCACTAGTTGGAGTTGCAACTACATCAGAAAGAATTTTAGTTCTTTGCATTATCTTTAAAATAATTTTATCTAATTATTTATCAATCCTCAGTTTCTCCAAATAAAGATGCAGCAACATAAGGTTTAAAATCGTCAATTTTAGCTGCAGACTTTGCATAAAGAATGTCTTTTATTTTGTCGCTAATCTGAGAAGGTGATTCATCAGAAGCAATCATATCCATTAGGTCATCCATAAAAATTAAAATTATAGGTATTTTTATTTAGAGTTAAATTTCTCCACCTTTTGGTGGTTTGATTCCTTTTTCACTTGGCTGTGGTTCAATTGGAACTTTTCCCATTTCTCCTTCTATATTGCCAGTATTTTCTATTGGCATACCTGTATTTGGATCTACAGGAATACTTGGATCTGGTATTATTCCTTCTTCGATTTCTTTTTTAATTAATTCATCCTGCTCCACAATTTCTTGATCTGTCTGGCGAAGAATCTGTCTTCTTACATAATCTTGAGAATAATACTTTCCAATATAAGGTTCTGCCATTGATAGCATGTTAAGCCTATCTGTCATTAATTCAGAATTTTTCAGTTCCGCAAAGTGATTGTCATATAAAAAGTCATATTGAATATGTTCATTCATTAAGTCCCAATCTTCTGGGGTGATGATATTTTTCAATATTAATTGAGTTCTAAGCATATCACTAAACATATTAGAAAATCTTTTTCTCAATCTTCCAACAAACTTACTAAATTTCAGTTCATCTCTCAGAATTTCTGATGATCTACCCAGATTAAATCCACCTTCCCCATCAATTCTTGAAGGTGGTACATTTAAAGCCATGTATAGTTTAGATTGAAAATAATTAATATCTGTAATTTCGCCAAGATTTTGACCTCCTGGAAGAGTATCAATTTCTGTTCCTCTACCACCTTCACGACGAGGAAGCCAGAAGTCTTCTAGCATACTCATGAACTTTTTGTCATCACGTATCTCCCCTGTTGAGTTACAGGTATAAACTCCAGCACTTAATGCAAAGGTATGATGATCATGATATAGCTCCTCTTTATCAATCGTGAGAGTTCCTACATCCATAGTTTCATCTAGAAATTCAATGTTTTTAATCTTATGATTTTTATAAATTATTGAATTTTTATATTCTTTCCAGGATTTAAATCCTAATTTTTTGCATACATTAATTAAATTTGTGTAACCGAATTTATCTAAAGGATCACAATTTCCTTTACCTTTTCTTGGAGTTTTATTTATATTCAACTCTTTCCAGTTATCAAAGTTGATATTTTGATTTAGATAATCTATGGCATCCTTGAAAGTGGTATCTTTTGTGGTAAAGTTTTTTAATAGGTCAAAAATTTGATCTGTATATTCTATTGTTTGTTTTTCTGAGTGATTTTTTTTCTGTTCCTCACCATTTTCACCTTCCCATCTAGAAATATTAGCTAGCTTATTCATATGAGCAAAATGTGATTGTGGAATCAATGTTGCTCTCAATCTTGCCTCTTCTCTCCTTTCTTCTGTCCAGCTATTTTTAATGGCCTGACAAAATTCATCATAAAATTCTTGATCGTGAGTTAATTTATCTTTGAGAGATTTATTTCCTTTAATTGAATTTTTTATTATTTCGTCATTTGGTAGTCCGTGAATTCCTGAACTATTTTCATATGATTTTTTCCCTCCTATTTTGCCAGATTTTTTTCCATTTTCTACCATTTCTTCATGCGTCATATTAAAGAATGGTATATTATTTTCGCGCTTTCTTTGTGCACAAACCTTACCACCGATTGAACCAGCATAACTACAATGCTGCTTATGGAAATCAAAGTGATCATCCCTAGACATCCGAGTTAGATTTTCTGGAGTGTTATTATAACGATCATAGTTTATATGATGTACTGTTTTTTTGTCTTCATCTTTTCTTTCTTCATTGTAAACATATTCATTTAATATGTCATTATTATCTTTCCAATCGGAAACTAAGCGATGTACAAATTTCCATTTTTTTGATTCATTTTCAAAAATCTGTGTATAAGTTGAATTTTTACTTGAATTAGAAATTTGTTTTTCCCTTGAGTAGAAAGGAATCATGGAATCACCAATTTGCAAATCTTTGGCTTCTACTTTTCCTTTTTCCCAAACTGGAAACTTATGATCTAATGTACATGTTATTGTTTCATTATTATCAAGTGTTATTCGTACTACTTTTTCGTTTCTTCTTGTTACACCTGCCCAACTAATAATACCTGGCTCAAATTTTCCAGTATTTGGATCGCAGGAATAAGTCCAAAGTCTTTCTCCTTTGCTGAATTCTTCTGTAATTTCAGTAAGAGTAAGAGTTCTACCATCCAATAATGGAACTTTAGTATCCATTGCTAAACAGGCATCATATACAAGTTTATTGCGATATCGCATCATAACATCACGGAGATATTGCTCTGCTTTTACTTTTGGTAGATTACCAACATCAATATAGAAAATCCTACGTTCAGGAGCCCTTGAGAGGCGATAGATAACCAATGAATCCTCAATCATTCTCAATTGATTCAGAGCTTTAATTGCTTTATTTAAATAAGAAAGAGTAGTTCCTTTATTTCGATCAACTAATCCAGAAGTACAGTAAGTAATTGCATCCTTAGCAATTTTGACTCCTCGCTCTGGTGAGGCAGTACCCATATTTGCGATGCCACCACCAACAGGATAAGAACTTTTTGGGTCATATATAAAATATTCTTCAATTTCAGGAAATTTGAAGTTCATTGGATTTTGATCTCCAACTAAACCATTAGTAGTTCCAGAAACATTATTATCTTTTTTTACTTTTTTTTCTTGTCTGACATACCGCATTTTCATTGCGTCAATGTAACGCAATTCTTGAATTCCTAGATGTGGATTTTTAATATCAATAACTTTGTGATAATACAATCTGCCATCAATATACCAATTTCTATAAATTTCGTGAGATTTTTTGTCGAAATCTAATAGTTCTAATATATACTTGAATTCTTCCCTTATCTTTTTCTTCAATCCATCACTTGCATTTAAATTAGATAATTCAATCTGCACTGGGGAATCATTGGTGTCTGAAACTATAGCCTCATTTACAATATCTTCAATAGCACTATCCACTTCAGGGTGCAGTGCCATTTCTCTGTATCGCTTAATTAAATCAAATTCAGTTCTATAAACTCCTTCAATATCAACATAAGAACCAAAAAAGCCACTCGTCAGATAGTGATCAACCCCATCCTCATTATTCTGAGGAATAGGGGATAGAACTGAGGGTGACTTTTTATTTGAATCT